ATTATAAACAACAGGAAACGATGTCAATCATAGGAATGGCCGATGCCCAGTAAAAATATCACTTTTGATCCAGATGCCGGTGTGCCAAAGGGTGCTAACTTTACTTTGCATACCGGAGCAGATTTTCACGCAAACTTTAATGTTGTAAATACTGCAAACTCTGCATTTAATTTTACGGGATATTCAGGTTCCGCTCAGATGTCAAAAAGTGTGTCTATTGGGGCAACACTTGGAGTAACCACAAGTTTTACTGTTGGATTTACAAGTGCATTTGATGGAAAGTTTAGAGTCTCTCTTGGATCAACTGATACTAGAAATTTGAAAGAAGGCAGATACGTCTATGACGTTCTTGTAAGTTCTGGTTCGACAACTTATAGCATAGTAAACGGAAATATATTAGTTCTTGCGGGTATATCTTCTGCTCCCTAAATATGTTAGGAGAATAGTTTGTTAAATGGCACAACCATCTAGTAGGGCAGATCTAATAAATTATTGTAAAAGGCAACTTGGTGCTCCAGTCCTAGAAATTAATATTGCTGATGAACAAGTGGAGGATATCATTGATGATGCTCTCCAGTATTTTCATGAGCGTCATTTTGATGGTGTCACACAGACTTACCTTAAGTATAAGATAACACAAGACGATAAAGATAGAGGACAAGGAAGAGGTGGTAATAATCCTATCGGAATCGTCACAACAACAGCAACATCAACTGTAGGATTATCAACTACATTTGATTATGAAGAGAATAGTAATTATATTCAGGTTCCTCCATCTGTCATAGGGATTAATAAGATCTTTAAGTATGATGGACCACAAACTTCCACAAACAATATGTTTAGTGTGAAGTATCAGATGTTCCTTAATGACATGTATTATTTTGGATCAACTGAGATCCTTACATATGCAATGACAAAAAGGTATTTGGAAGATTTGGATTTTATTCTGAATAATGATAAGCAAATAAGGTTTAATCAAAGACAGAATAGATTGTACTTAGATATCGATTTTGGTGATGTGGCAGTTGATGACTATCTGATTATTGACTGCTATAGACTCATTGATCCAAATGATTTTACAAGAGTTTATAACGATTCTTTCCTAAAGAAATATGCCACAGCTCTTATGAAGAGGCAGTGGGGTCAAAACCTAATTAAGTTCCAAGGAGTCAAATTACCTGGAGGAATAGAACTTAACGGTAGACAAATTTATGATGATGCTCAAAAAGATTTGGAAATGATCAAAGAGCAAATGTCAAACACTTATGAACTTCCCCCACTGGATTTTATAGGTTGATATTATGCTTAATCCTTATTTTCAACAAGGCGCTAGGACAGAACAAAATCTGCTCCAAGATCTAATCAACGAACAGTTGAAGATGTATGGGGTTGAAGTGCATTATCTTCCCAGAAAGTATGTCACTGAGAAATCAGTCATACGTGAGGTAATTCAGTCATCATTTGATGATGCATATCCAATAGAGGCGTATGTTGAGAATGTGGATGGATATGGAGATAATCCCACTTTGTTGTCTAAGTTTGGTATTCAGGCAACGAATGAGTTAAATTTGATTATATCAAAAGAAAGGTGGGAAAACTATATTCAACCTCTGATTAAGAACGAAACAAACATAAAACTCTCAACCAGACCAAAAGAGGGAGACCTAGTTTACTTCCCACTTGGCGATAGATTATTTGAGATTAAGTATGTAGAACATGAGAGACCATTTTATCAACTTCAGAAGAATTATGTCTATGAGTTGAGATGTGAACTCTTCAGACTTGAGGATGAACTCATTGACACTGGTATTGATGATATAGATGATGTACTGGTTGGCGGAGAACTCACTGGAGAGACTGAGGACGGTATAAGCACCCTTACAGGTCCATCACAGACTTTAACTCTTGTAGGAACTGGAGTTACTGCAACAGCAGTTATATCTGTGTTCAATGGAGGTATTCAGAAATTTGTTGTCTCTAATAGGGGCAGCAACTATAGCTCTTTACCAAGAGTAGCGATTTCCTCAGCACCAAGCACGGGAACAACTGGTATAGGAACTGCTGTGTTTATCGGAGGTATTAGAGTATGTACCGACAATCTCAACCCAGCACTTAAGTCAGTTCAGCAGGTAGATATCATTAATCCAGGTGCCGGTTATACCACACCACCTAGTGTGCAGTTTATTGGTGGAGGCGGTGCTGGGGCTGCTGCAACTGCTGTCATCAATACTGGAGTAGTTGGTCTTGCCACTCTCACAAATGCTGGTGCTGGATATACTGTCAATCCAACTATTACTATCTCTGGTGTCTCAACTGTGTCTGCTGCTGCAACAGCAATTGTAAATTCTGCTGGTGCAATCAGCGCAATTCACTTTACAAACTCTGGTGCTGGATACACAGTAGCTCCAACTATTACCATTGCAAACCCAGACCTAGATTCGACCGGAGACTTTGCATTCAATGAGGTCGTTACTGGATCAGTTACTGGAACAACGGCAAGAGTTAAGAGATGGGACTCTACAACCAACGAACTTGAGATTTATAAAGTTGGTGGAGACTTCACAGTTGGTGAAAATATTGTCGGATCTACATCAGGTGCTTCACATCAATTGAGAGTTATAAGCACTGATCCACCTGATGATGGTTTTGCAGACAATGTAAACATTGAAACTGAAGCAGATTCTATCTTAGACTTCAGTGAGCAAAACCCATTTGGTATTCCCTAAATAATATTATCATTAAACCTTAACAATGTTTGAGTATTTTTATAACGAGATATTGAGGAGGACCATTATTGGATTTGGTACTCTCTTTAATAACTTGACAATAAAAGCAACCAACGCATCTGATTCGGTTGTCAGTGTGACTAAAGTGCCTTTGGCTTATGGTCCCACACAAAAGTTTCTTGCGAGACTTGAGCAGCAGGCAGATTTAAATAGATCGACTGCGATGACATTGCCAAGAATGTCATTTGAGTTTACTGGTTTGACCTACGATCCATCAAGGAAAGTAACAACCACTCAAACCTTCGTTGTTAAGGATCCAAACACTGGTGAAGAAACAAAAAAAGGTTTCATGCCAGTTCCTTATAATATGCAATTTGAACTTGCAATTATGTGCAAGTTAAATGATGATGCACTGCAAATTGTTGAGCAAATTCTTCCATACTTCCAACCAGCATACAACTTGACTGTTGAGTTAGTTGAAGGTATTAAGGAAAGAAGAGATGTTCCCGTTGTGCTTGAGAACATCACAATGCAAGATGATTATGATGGAGATTTTAAGGAAAGAAGAGTTCTTCTGTATACCTTGAGATTTACAGCGAAAACATACATGTACGGTCCTGTCTCCTCCGCAACGAGAGACATCATCAAGGTTGCAAAAGTTTCTTATATTTCTGGCGACTCCAGAAGCACTACAAGAGACATCTCCTATACTGTTACTCCTAGAGCAATCAAAGATTACACAGGTGAAGTTGCGACAACGATTACAGATGATATTACAATTACAACTAAGGTGATTGAAGTCGAAGATGCGAGTGGTCTCACTGCCAAGACATATGTTGATCTGAATGGTGAGGAATTGTTTATTAAGTCCATCTCTGGTAATAAGATCACAGTCAACCGTGGTCAAGACAACACCACAATCGTATCTCATGTCAAGGGTTCACCTATCAAGGTGATCAATGATGCTGATGATGCACTCATCGCGGAAGGCGATGACTTTGGATTTAGCGGAACGATCTCATGAAGATGACTAAAAAGTACGACGATCTTAATGATGCGTTCGATGTGTCAAATGACATCGTTCACCCTGAGGTTGTCGAAAAGAAAATCGAAAAGATCAAAGCAACTGCTGACGACATCAAAAAAGATTACGATTATACGAGAGGTAATCTTTACTCAATCATTGAAAAAGGACAAGAGGCACTGAACGGTGTACTCGAACTAGCACAAGAATCTGAGCAACCAAGGGCTTACGAAGTTGCTGGTCAGTTGATTAAGAGTGTGTCTGATGCGACTGATAAGTTGATGGATCTTCAGAAAAAGTTGAAAGACGTTGAAGAAGATAAAGCAGTGAAAGGTCCATCCACTGTAAATAATGCGTTATTTGTTGGTTCTACTGCAGAACTCGCTAAGATGCTTAAGGATGGACTTAAGGAAGATCCTAAATAATTGAAAGGGAGAGAAATCCCGCAGTATTATACTAATAAAATGTCTAGAGAGGACTTACCCTCAGTTGACGATTTTGCTGAAGATAACAGCAATTTACCGTCAGTTGATGAATTCATTGTAGAAGAGGTTGAAGAGGAGTTACCCTCTGTAGAAGATTTTATTGAGAAAGAAGAAATAGAAGAAGGTACTCAGACCATTGAGGATTTAAATGGTGAGACTTTCGCAGAAGTAGAGGATATTATTCCACCTTGGCCAGAGTTGGTCAGACTTATTAATGATGTCAGAGCAGACATACCTGACATCCCAGAGATAA